TGTCCCTGACGATTTAATTGTAGCCTGCTCAATCACAGCAACCTACGGTAAACATAGGGTGTATATTAAGCAAATTTTTCGTCAAAACACTCATATAAGTTTGGCTGTGGCGTCTTACTTTGATGACACTATTTTGGGTGTTTTTTCAGGTACAATTGAAGAGGACAATGTAAAGCTGAACTTATTTCCTTTTGTTAGATTTACAAGCGGGTCTCTGACTATAGGATCTTTAACGGTAGTTCAGTCGTTACCTACTTTACTTAATTTTAATAAAGATACAGCTGAGTTCGAGGAGTCTATAATTTTCTGCTATACGCCTCCTGGAGTGTTAAGTATATCAGATAAAAATTCTACAGAATTAAGAGGTAATGTATATTTTGGTAATTTAATTAACCTTGATAAATTTATTGCTGGTAACACAATAAGATTTAGCGTTATAGATACTAATGAAGTTAAAAACATAGCCGACAGATCGTCATTTCTAGATAATTGTCCAAGACGCCCAATTAAAGCTATAAATGGTGTATCGCCATCTAAAATGTATGAAGGCTCAGCCGAAAATGACGGTAACATATATCTAGTTGGTGTAAAACCTATAATTTTTTACGGTATACCAGGACAAGAAAATCCAGATACAGGTGAAACCGCTCCACTGCCAGGTGTGCTTAACATAGAATCTCCGACACTCAGTCTGGATAGCTTATGTTCACTCAGACATAATTTACTGCCTCCTGTAGATTTATCTGGCTTCATGAATCCTTCTGAAGAGTTTATAGATAAATATTACGCCAAACCAGGCATGGCAAGACGTGACGCAGATGCTACAAACATCAATTATCCTTATCAGATACCTGCCAGATACGCTAGTAATTTTAATGCAACTAACACACCAGAGTTTTATTATTGGCCTCAATTTTTAAAAGAAGAATATTATTATAGGTGGAAAACCATTGAAGGAGCCTCTGGTCCTACAGGATCGACCGGATCGACAGGAGCTACGGGGGCAACAGGATCGACCGGATCGACAGGCTCTACTGGACCAAATTATCCGGCAGCTGGTACTGTGTTGCAGGCAAACGTTAAAAATTATTTAACTATAGAAAATAGGACCTTTGCTAACGGTACTTTTGATATTTTAGCTGACGGACAAGGAGGCAGTTTACAAGGTAATTTCAATTATCCTGAACAACTGGCTATACTAGGTTCCAAGCTTATATATTCATCTGATGTGCCTGATATATCTTTCATAAACGGAACAGTTACTTATCGAGCAGACGGAATCGGCGGATACACAGCAGGTACAGTGTGTTTGGCCGAAGATCATTTGATATATACAGACATAGTTACAGGTAAGTTTTACAAAGCAGATGGAGAGTGTGGAGTGATTATGGTAGATCCTAACGCCGAAGAGCCTGAAGTTATTGCAGAACTTCCTAATTACACCAGCATAGACGGTGTTGTATACCAAGACGGTGTATACAAGGTGGTCCCTTCATCCTATCTAGGTGAGCCTCCAAGAGCCGACTTCATAATTGAAAGGCCTAAGATATACCCAGATCCAGAGGCCACTCCGATTGCTGTGGTGCCTTATAAAATAACAGATAGTGTAGAAGCATACGACTACGGATTACCATATAAAACAATAACCTATTATTCTGATGGAGAAGGAGGGCTGATTGAAATTAACGATTGTCCTCCAGCCCAAACTATATTGTATATAGAGCGGGAAACAAAGATTGAGTATGTTGCGGATGGAGAATGCAGGTATTACAGAAGACCTTATAATAGTTCTTTCCCGTTAGGAACATATATAGATACCATACAGATAAACAAGCAGGTAAGTAATCGTACCTTTAACATAGGTTATTGTGAGCGTTACTCTAATGGCAGAGGAGGATTAACCTCAAATTGCACAATTACAGCTGAAGGCTTTTTAGTATCTGATTATAACTATTTAGACCTAGGCTTTGATGTTTTAATTTATAATGGCACTATAGACTATTACTGTACAGCCGAAGGTGATATCACTAAAGTTTACAACTACCCAGCCTCAGGAACAATATTATGGAATCGTGGAACCACAAATTATGTAGCCGACGGGAATGGCGGCACCAACACCAGATCCATATACAGTACGTAAATTTTAAACTGATAATTTTTAAATTATGCCCAACTATAACCCTCTAAACTGGCAAAACGAGAACAGCCTATCGAATTATCCTTTTGCGCAAGCATTGGACGTTAATAGTTTTATAGTAGATGCAAACTTTATCCAATTTAATCAAACAATACCGTTTTTAGACTACATTGTAGTTAACGAAAACAATATTGTTTTATCTATTCGTTTTGACTATGGCATAAAGTCAGATATTACTTTTCTTAAAAGCGAATATATAAAAGGAGAGGCTTATAGGTATCTTAAAATATATCATTTTAAAAATGATAGGTACCTAGGAACCATAACTTTTGGTGCAGGAGCAGCAGATTTGTGGGAAGCTTATGTGGGGCGAAAGTTAACAGTACAGCAGTATTTTCTAGCGCAAACAGTTAGAAGTATTCCATTAAATGATGCTGTCTACACATTAGATTATCTTTATGGAGATATAGAGCTTAACAAAAATTATGGAATTTCTTCAATTTTCTATAATACATACGTACCTACAGACGAAGAGTTTGAGGCTATCACATTTAATGCTGTCTACGGCAACTCACCAATTTTAAACGATCCTGGGGTTTTAAGAAAAATAAACCTGGTGGGTCCTGTAGATAACAATATTAACCTTGCTTCTAACGATGTGATTAAAATAAACACACCCGACGAAGATTTTTCATATCTAACCATAGGTCTCGTTTCTGGTAAACCAGACAAGTCCTTTTCAATACCCACATTGATATCCTAATTGTAATATGCATCAAGTATTAGATTGGCTTAACGAAAACGAATTAAGGGCATATCCACTGATGGACGCCTATTGCGATAAACCTTACATTTTAACTGAAGGTGTTGAGTGGCTTTTTCCTAATAACTTTATATTGGACATTCAACTTATAACAACCAAATACAAACTAGACTCTCCGGTAAGACTAAAAAAATTATCAAAAAATAACTCTCAAGTAGAGCTAATCTTTGGCACATATGAGCATGAAGTTACAAAGTTCACTATACCTGTTTCTGAAATAACAGAAACATTGTCTCCCAAATACATAAGAAAACCTAGTGGAAGCTTGATAGTTTTAGGAAAGGGTTTGCATAGTTTCTTAATTGCCTGCGGTCAAGCCGATGTGACAATATACCCCAACATACCTTTAGAGCCCTCTGTATCTTTTGAATTTACGGGGCCATGGTTAGGTGTATCCAGTTTAAAAGCATTCCCAGAAAAGTTAAGTAAGCAAAATAGTCCAGAAGCTGAAAGACCGTTATCAGACGTAGCAGTACAGAGAGTGGTTTCTGGAGATGTAAGATTTTTAGAAGGATTTAATTTCAGTGTCATAATATCTGAAAATAAAATTAATTTGGCTGCAACCAGAGGAAGCGGAATTCCTACAGATTGTACAACGTCATTTTTAGATGAAAAATATCTAGACTGTGACGAAATTATCAACTATATAAATGGAATACCTCCTGACGAAACAGGTAAATTTACACTTAAAGCTGGGCACAACATCAATATCATAGAAGGTTCATCAATAGATTATTTTGATGATTCTTTCTCTGAAAGATCTAATGCCCACTCACTGTTTGTAGGTTTAAGCTTTGATGCGTCGGAAATATGTAAACCTGTAAATATAACACCATCACTAATATAATATGGAACAACCTAACAGCATGGAACAACCTAACAGCATGGAACAACCTAGCAGCAAAAGATTAGTATTAACTAGTGTAAACCAGCTAATTACTCTAGTTAGACAAAACCCACAGCTTACAGCTTCGGTGCCAAGGCTTAATCTAATTGGCCGCCAAACTTTAGCTGAAGCACCTAAAAAATCATGTAACTGCGGAAGCAAAAGAAATGTACAAACCGACGCTCCAGCTAAGCAGGCGGCTGAACAAGTATTGTCAGCGCTTACTGTTATGGAGTTTAAAACTATTAAAAATGTGTTGCGCGTGGATCAATTGTGCTATTATAAAAGAAACCTTACAGACAACAGTTTAGAGTTGATCTGCATCTAATCATGAACGATAATCTTACACCTCAATTTTACACCCCAGACAACAAAGGGGACGCTCAGGCTGTTTATAAAACAGCTATAGAAAATCTTGAGGTTATTAAATCCTCAGAGATTAAAGCCAGAGGAAGACAGCGTAAGGCAACCGATAACTACTATTCCGCTCTAGATAATATTCCAGGCATACCGTTTGAGCGAGGTGCACCTAACCCTGATACTTTTTATCAAGGAGAAGATATTGTGTATGATTTATTTTTGTTTCACGAGGGCGCAAATGTATCTTCTGAAGATTACGACATTAACGTGCTAGTAAAAACTTCTCCCAGAGCCCACACGATAGCCTGGGAGGGCAAACTAGACTTTGGTATTTATAAGATTAACAATAAGGACGGTTATTATGAAGTATGGATTCCCTCGAGTGTAACAGCTCAGTTACTTGGAGGGTCATACTATGTAGATGTGATGATTACTGAAAGAATAGGTAGAGGAGGCGGAAGATATGATAGAAAATACGTACTATTACAGACTGTCTTTAACCTAGAGTACAGTAATTTCTCGCCAGCCCCCGAATCATTAAAGAGCTCTACAGATGCACCAAGTAGATCTACCGTAGAAGAAACATGGCCTAATAAACCAGACACTGTAGGTAGGTCTGTAGATAAATTGAATCAATACACTGCTCCTACCGGTAAGGGAACAGACGTGACAGCTAATCAGTAAATACCCAGCTAAGGTATTTACTAGTTTTGTGGTATAATATATTGAATCCGCTTTTTCGCTTTTCAGCGTAAAGGCATAACAACCTAGCATTGTGGACAAGCAAAAACAAATAACAGAATTAGCAAGAGAATTAAACGGCAGTCAGCTAGATCAACTTCTGGCTGAGCTACATAAACTACGTCAGGTTAAAACTACAACGCTTAATCGTATACGTAGTATGGTCATAGACGCCAGTCAGCATTTACACCCAGTCTGCAAATCATGAATAACTATCAAAAAGCTTCAATAGTATTAGCAACCTTAATAGGTATGATCTCATCATATCTGCTGGGTTATTGTAATGCGTTAAGTACAGCTCACCACGAAGTCGTGACTGCAGGTTATGCGGAGTACCATCCGTTGACCGGTAAGTGTGAATTGCGTAAGGAAGCGGACATAGTGATGGCCGCGACAGTATTAGGGAGAGTTAAGTAACCCTCCTGTACATTTTTTCTGTTTTGTGGTATAATACTATGAAACAGAAATCTGTTTTTCAGTTTTTCGGGGGTGATCTGGTTTCGACTGTGTATGAGCCCTTGCAGCAGCATGTAGAGGAAGCCTGGTGGGCCTCTTAAAAATCTAGGCAAAATAAACGCAGAGTCTAATTTTGACTTCGCTCCTTCGGTAGCAGAAGCAGATGCATTCCTCAAGGCCAGTGGCTTTGTGGACGCTGAGCTCCTCGCTGCATAAGGTACAGACTGGATGCTACTAAAAGTCTGTAAACGTTAGTAGCTGGTGCTTGAAGAAAAGAATTGCCGCTCAAGCAGAACTATAACAATTCAAAAGAGTGCGTATAGTTTGACTGTTGAAGATACGCTTTCTTACAAAAAACAGTCTAAGCTTGTAGAAGCTGCAAGATAAGTGCATAGGACAGGGGTTCAACTCCCCTCACCTCCACCACTTAGTCTGCCCAAGACTTTAACAAGGGCTGGTGGCAGGATGCATAGTCCCCCATGCGTCCCCCGACTGACCAGGCAGTCGTTAATAAATCCTGGACACTTTTCGGGGGTGTAGCTCAATGGTCAGAGCAGGCAACTCATAATTGCTTGGTTGGGGGTTCGAATCCCTCCACCCCTACCCCTTTCGGTGTAGGTTGGTCCCCTGTCCACGAAAGTGGACAGGGGTTTCCTATTACTAGTTTTTCTTAGCTATCGGCATTTACGATTTTAACATCATGACAAGTAAGCTGAATCATTGTCATAAGTTGACGTACATACTTCTCATTGATGAATGGTATGCCAAGACCCAGGGTTAAAAACATTTTACGAATACCTTTTGTAAACAAAAAGCATGATGTGAAATACTTGTCTTCCATTTCAAATGGTACAGCATGATCTTCAAAATATATCATTCCACACCAAATAAATTCATCTTCATTTTTTTTACGTATCTCATTAACATCTAGAGTGAAATTTGTAAGCATCTCCTCTTCGTTGCGCTTTATTAGAAAATAAGACTTATCGCGTTTAACGTAGGTTTTACCTTGTACATTAAACTGCTGCTCTCTGGATTTCATCCAGTAGGACATAAGTTCTTGGTCGCTGTTTTTTTCTAACTCTTGGACCTGATGATAGCTGAGCATCCCTACATGGTTCTTCAGATCGTCATTTCCCTGCTTACCTAGCATAAGTTCAGTAATATTATCACTAAAGTTAGAATGCTTACTTTCACTCCATATTTTAATGAGCTGCTCGGTGGTCACCATCTCTGAAATTCCTACAGGCAAGAAATTCCAATAGTCATTCTTATAGTTCCAAGTATTTCCCTGCTTAATTTTAAGCTCATTAACATCACGCACTATTTCTCTGCCGTGGCGACCATACCAACCGTACTCACCATTCAGAAACACGTTTTCACGTTGGTTAATATCGGTAATCCTTGCAACCTCTAGAGAGCATATATGCTTGGGAGAACAAAATGAAGGAACCACAAGATTTTTTCTATACTTGTGTTTATTCTCTAAGTCTAGCTTAGGGAAAGCTTTAATAACTTTTTCAGACAAATATCCAAATCTATTATTCAACAGCTCAGGCATACCCAGCTCATTCAGAATATCTTTAACATATGCCATACTCTCCTGATGTCTTACTCTTGCTCCTTGAGCTTCCTGTACACTAAGCAGCCAGGCAGATTGAAATTGCATAATTCTGGTCTGGTTCCTAAAAAGCTGCTTTTCAGCGTATTCACTATATGGTAGATTAAAATCAAAGCAGTCAGAAAAATCCCTACAGATTACGCCATATAGCTTATGCCAATCAGCTATAGGGAAAAAATCAAAAATATTTCCAACAAAGTCAGAAGTTTTAGATTTAGCATACCAACCAAACAGAGGTACACGTACAAAGTCATATTCGGACGTATTTGCCCCCAATTTACCTACTACACTAGGTAGATTTATTTTAGAATTGAACGAATTTAGTAACATAGTATAATAAGAATAAATATGAAAATTGCATTTGACCAACAGACCGACTACTCAGGCAAACAATTATATAGCATGCTTTCTGGCGTAGAAGTTCCAGAATATGTCAAAACAGCCGAAGTAGAAGATTCGCATGAACTTAGACAGCTTCCTAAGACAGCTTTCGCAGATCCCGAAAGAATGATATATCCTATCAATACTCCTGCTAGGGTTTATGTAAGTAATGCTCATTTTGTTAATAAAAAAGCTGATATTACCAAACTATACGGTGAAGAGTATTCTAGTCAATTAGAAAACAAGATCGCTGAAGCTGCAGAAGTATTCGGAATCTCAGAAGATCTCAGTAATTATAATAGCGAACTCAACGTAAAGATTGCTGCAGACTATGAAGAAAAGTATATGGTAGAGTTTGAAGCTCCAGGCATGGATGCTTCCGTTAAACTGTTTCCTGTCAAAACAGCTTCAGACCTTAGCGAGTCTGCTGAAACTTTTGCTAAAAATATCAGTAATTTCCCTTTTGCGGTAAGAGTTAAATCTGCCGAGAATTTCGTAAAGGCCGCTGGTGAGCTAGGTGTAGACGATATGCCTGAGCTTATCCTTAAATATGCGGGCCTGTACTACCCAGACTTGATTAACCTCGACCAGGAACTCTGGCGTAGATCTACCAAGCTGGCCAATGAAGCTCATCATGAAATCTATGACAAGATCCGCGATGACCTTTCTAATATGACCAGTGTTTCGGAGGTTATGAAGGTTGCAGAAACCTGCTTCAACATCGAAAACATGGAGGGTCTTTACGACAATGTTAAAGTAGCTCAGATTCTCGGTGACCCTGTGGACAGAATCTTCACAGAGCCTGTCACCAAGATTGCCAGCGACCTTAGCTATGTTGAGGTTCATGGTGATAAGTACAAACTCGACGATCTCACAAAGATCAGCAAGGATAAGTACGAAGAAGCATTCGGAGACTGCGGAATTGATCCTGCAGACCCTGTGAAGATTGCAGATATTCTCCCCACCATGCCCAGAAGCGATGTAAAGCTTCTCGAGGAAATCACAGGCTTGAGACCTATCTAATTAACAAACTTAAACAAACTAAAATTAAATAACAGCCCGCCAGGCTACAACTTGGCGGGTTTCTTTTATGCCGACATATACAGAAGAAGACGTACATGTAGAGTGGTTGCCTGGAGGCAAACACCATAAGAAAAGGAAAAGCCTACCGTTACTTAATTCTCCGGAAGAGTTTTTCAATAACGCGCTAAGAGGAAATAAAGCTATAATTGTTAAAGCTTTCAATATAAGGAAAAGTAAATCTAGTATATCTCGATACACTATAAATCTAATTGTAGGTTATAGGCAGGATTTTGAGTTTAAAGACCCCAAAATATTCATAAACTACTGGAGATTGTGGCCATACGCTACTCCACCAGAAGAGGCTATGGTTGCTTCTAGGTATCTGCCAGCACCATTCAGCAACATCTACGCAATTCTACCTTGCAGTAAATTTACACATAATGGACAACCTGTATCAGAGTATCTTAGAGCACCTCGAGTAAGTTTATTTCCCAGATATGGTGATGCGTACGTATATAATCTTGACGCGAGCATTAACTCAGATGATCTTGCTTGTTGGATGCCTATAGTTAATCTGGCTGTTCAGAAAGTTCACAAACAGTTTGTGGATGAGAACGGTGAGATTGTATAATGCCTATATGAAGAGTAAAAAAGAAATACTAAAAGATGAGAAAGCTCCTGTACTGGTCTTGCTTGCACTCGTAACTAAAGAATACGGTAAAGAGTGCTATGAGTGGGAGCCTGGAGTACTTAGGGCAGAACTTCAGGAAGATTTTGACTGCAAAATATCAGACTTACAATCAGATAAAATTCAGGCAGGTATTACAATTCTAACTACAGACTTATATGAAAATAATGTGCCTGTGTTTGAAACATTGAACTATCTATTAAATCACCAGCCTGATAACCTAGATGAATTAAACCCGCTAGAAGCAGAAGAGCTGATTTGTGGGTTGACGGAAGCCTATCTGATCGTAGGAGAAGAGATGGAATTTTCTCCCGAGGTTAGAGTTTATGCAGGAATTATATTTAATGACTACGGATTTCACAAACCTCCTACGTTATTCCCGAAAGCTCTGATGCAGGAGCGCGACGGCAATGATGACGAGAAGAATGAAGCTCTACAGGAATTGTTTGACGAGAAACTTAGGATTACTAAAGAATACTTAGACAATGCACAGCTATAACTCCCACCTTGTAGATATTTATGAGAAGCCTAACGCCAAAAGATTAGAGCATCTATATAACAAGCTTTTTGAAACTATACCGACAACAGTCACCTTTTCTGATAACTTTGAGATGGATTGCTTGAAGGCTATCGAGGAGTACTTTCATATCTTCACCAGCGATATAACAGTGATAGGCTCTAGGCTTGTAGAAGAAAATGTATGGGTAGGTAAAGAGGGGGCATACAAAGATATTCTATTACACTCTTCATATAGGTCTCCCGACGGAGACCATCCTATGCTAGGAGCAGTATACGGTAATAATATTAAAAAAGAAGAGATTGATAGCTTGCACGTAAGTGTTAGAGCTGCGTGCAAAGACAGAGAAGAAGCCAAGCTGTTATGCGATCTTTTATTGCCGTTTAAGCTGCAGCTTAAGAATAAGATCTACATGCTCACTGCTAATTATGGAGATCTTAGTCTGTCTCCGCTACCTACAATGGACGTTAATAGTAATTTAACTCTAAACTATGGATCAGGGTTTGAAGCTTTTCATGAAAAGATTATGGAGAGCCTTAAAACGAAGACATCCGGGCTGTATCTGTTCAGCGGACCTCCAGGCACAGGCAAGTCGTCTTATATCAAGTATCTTACAACATGTGATATTGGGCGTAAGATAGTTTATATCCCAGGAGGAATGATTGAGCAGCTTGTCTCTCCCGAGATGGTTCCATTGCTAGTCGAGAACAAGAATATTATTCTGGTAATCGAAGATGCTGAAAAAGCTCTAATTTCTAGAGAAGTATCAGCAAACACAGACATGGTTCAGACTGTACTCAACCTTACGTCAGGTTTCCTTGGTGATGCGGCCAATGTGTCCATCATTGCCACATTCAATACATCTAAGGATAACATTGATTCGGCGCTATTACGTAAAGGTAGACTAAAGCTTAGCTATGAGTTTGATAAGCTCTCGCTAGACGATACAATCAAACTGGCCGAGTCTCTAGGATTAAATACTTCCAAAATCACTGAGGGTATGACTCTTGCAGATATCTACCATATGGAAGATCAGCCAGGCTATGAGAAGCCAGAAGAAAAGCGGGTAGGATTCTTCTAGGAAACCAAATCATCCCTACCGGCACTACTACTAGGGCCTGTAAGACTTGAGTCTCCTACAGCCATATAGGCGGCGCACACAGCAAATACAAGGCTGTGCATAGCGTCGTCAGGCTGTTTAGGGTGGTGGTTATAGATAAGCTCTTGACCATACAGTCCATCCTTCACCTCGATGTATATGTTAAGTAGATCTTGCATATACTCAGACACTTCACTCCAGGCAGGAAAGAGTATTTTACCTGCTTTGATTTGCCTGATTACCAAAGATATTACATCAGATCTATGTAAGACCCATCTATTCTGCCTCCAGTCGTACACACCTGGTTCAAAATGCTGAATCATTTTTGTTCTTCTATAGGCAGCCATTTGAGATCTACTAGGGTCTGTAAGCTCGCACAGCTTGATTCCCCTGATGGGGTCAGGACCTGAGTCAGATACGCAAAAGGCATTTACACTATTAGCGTGCTGAGCTATATCTTTAATGTGCGCCTCATAATCAAAGCCACGATATATTTTAGCTGAAATGACTTCATAAATTCCGTCAGTTCTCATAGCTCCAAGTGTAGCAACTGTGCGAGATTGCGCCATACTGACCCCCCAATCGACCCCCATGGTATACGCAGCATATCTGGCTTTATTTTTATTCAAAATAGCTAGATCATACTCATTACCATTTACATGTTGTGAACCCAACAGGCAGACTTTAACAAGTTCTTCCTGAGTGATTGGCTTGGACCCTACATCATAGGACAATCCTAGCGTTTCATTCATAACCACTCTAAGTTCATTTTTACCGCTATGCACCTTCTGATAAATTTCCTTCCATTCTTTAGGATCTTCATTGAAGTGCGGTAACAGCGGCTGAGCTAGATGATAGCCTGTAATTAGATAATCGCTAGGGTTCATGCTCACCCATTCACCCTCTCGAGAGTTTAATACTTTGCTGCATTTAGAGCAGCTGAAACCGTGCGGCTGGATCATTTTCAGCGGGTCATTCCCCTCTGTAAGCGAGTTCCAATGGTTACAGCCCGTGCACTTCATCATCCATTCAAGCTGATTGGATGTTTTCCACATTCTATGAATAGTATTTGTAGAATCCAGTGGAGTACCGGCAAAAATTTCCCTTTTATAAGGACTCATAGCCATAGTTTCCTGAATAATTGGGATTTGATCATGCTGAATATCCTGAACTTCGTCATACACAACACAATCAATAGCTGGCCCGCGAGTACGGGTTGCATCATCACTAACATATCTAAATAGCACACTGCTGTGTGTATCATCTAAAATCTTTTCAAAAACATCGTTCTTAAACCATCCCTTTAATAATAAATTTTTAATTTTTGGGCTCTCAAATCTCGGAGGAATATAGTTACTAGAAAAATACTTTGTAGTGAGCTCCTGAGGGCCGACGTACATCATTTTAAAATAATTCCAGCGGATCAAATTAAGACATATAAAATTACTTAAAAGTGTAGATTTTAACGTTTTACGACTACACTTTAGCAAAAGCTTTTGAGGCATATTGTCATAAATATGCTTCAACATAGGGAAAGCATCCAGCTTTTGAAGTCTTCCCTCGTTGTCGTATAGATAGTTTTCGACAAAATGTGAGGGAGGTAACACCGAAAAAATCAGCTGCCTTGCAAGAAAAGACGACTTTGCATTATTTTTGCGAAGAAGCTTTTCCGCAATGTCTTTAATTTTATCATGATAAAGCATAAAAGAAGAAATAAGCCAACCTTTAAAAAAGCAGAAAATGTAACAAAAGAAGTATTTACGATTGTGGAATCGTCGTTGGACGCATTTCTCAGTATCTTCAAAAGCGGCAAGTCTGACAAGAAAAAATATTATAGAGTCTACAAACGAAGGTAAAGTATGTTATACTTATAGTCGTTATGAGTAGAACTATAAGAAAATACCAAGTCAGAGACAGACGCAATCGCTATAAACGCATCGAGCGTGAGAAGCTTGAAGACCAGTATTATACCGATGTAGCAAAATCACATGACAGGAAAATCAGAAAGAAAGGGTTCAGGGAGGATAACGCAGACGAGCAACTTAACTGAACCTACATTAAAAAGAAAAAGAGGCCGCCCAAAAGGCTCTAAAAATAAAACTAAAGTTGATGCGCCGGTTATAATAGAAAAGAAAAGGTCTAGGGGGAGACCTAAGGGAGCTAAAAACAAACCAAAACACGACAGCTCCCCTGAAGTTAAAATTAAAAGCAAAAAGCATCAGGCTGATGCTTCTAGAGATATTGTTGTGGTTTTAAAGAAACCGCCAGGTAGGCCAAAAAAAAACAATCCACCTGCGGTTGCTCCTGTTAAAGTTAAAAACGAGCAGGAAGATAAATATAAAAATGACCACCCGTTGTTTTCTGCCATAGCTTGGCTAGAAAAAAATATGCATCATAACGAGCTGCAATACTATCGCAGTCGTGCAGGTAAAATAGGCGCAACACTACAAGTTGCCATAGCTTCGGATATATTGGGTTTTTTTAACGTCCAAGACACTGAGCTTTGTAAACAAATCAAGAAAAACACATTTATAGTGAGGTAACAAAATGAATTGCATTAATAAAATTAAAAATTATCAAAAAGCTGGTTATTCTGGTGTTTTCGTTCTAACGCACGAGGAGTCCAGATTTATGCTTGAGCTTACAGCCTTGAGTAGTCAAGACCCCACACTTACCATTAATGAGTGGGACACGCAAAATGGGCTTGTCTACAGATCAGGGCCAACCGCAATGGCACATCCTGAAGATACTGAAACCACCAAAAGTCTTCTAGAATATATTCAAAACTATAAGCACGGTAACACAATCTTTGTATTAAAAGATTTTCATTTGCATTTTGATAAAATTCTTAATATTCGTTTATTAAGAAACGCATGGAATAAACTTAAGAGAATAGGTAACATGATAGCTTTTGTGGGGCACAAATATGCAGTCCCAGGCGAGCTACAGAAAGAGATACAGTTGCTAGACTACTCCCTGCCAGATATTGAGGCTCTTACCGAGAGGTTGATGTACATCAAAGGGTCAATAGACAAAGGTAGAGAAGAAGCAGGAAGGGAGCCTATTGAGCTTGATAATAGTATTATCGAGACAGCTGTTGAGGCAGCCAGAGGTATGACTAGTACTGAAGCAGAAAATGCCTTTGCTTCAGCCTGGACAGAAATAGGAAAATTTAACAGCGAATTCGTTGAGGCTGTATTTAAAGAAAAGATTGCGCAACTTAAAAAGAATGGACTGCTTACTTATATGGAGCCTAACATTAGCTTCGATAACGTCGGCGGGATGCAGGGGCTCAAGAACTGGCTAACTACCAGGAAAAAAGCCTACAACAAAGAAGCTAGAGCATATAATCTACCTCTACCTAAAGGAATGCTTCTGGCTAGTGTTCCAGGTACAGGCAAAAGCTTAATATGTAAGGCAATTGCCAAAGAGTTTGATTGCCCACTGTTTGCTCTAGATATTGGAAGTGTATTTGATTCACTGGTTGGCAACAGCGAGAAAAATATGCGCGAGATTATCAAGACAGTAGAAAGTATTGGCAAATGTGTGATATTAATCGACGAGATCGAAAAAAGTCTAAGCAACAGCGCAGTTAGCGGCTCTGGAGACAGTGGTGTAAGTAGCCGTATTTTCGGCACTTTCCTAAGCTGGCTTAATGACCGTACTAATCCTGCGTTTATTGTGGCTACTACCAACAATCACACACTTTTACCTGCCGCCTTAATACGCAAAGGTCGTTTTGACCAATTGTTCTGGGTAGATCTACCTACGGCAGACGAACGCAAAGAGATATTTAATGTAGTTATTAAGAAATATAACAGAGACCCTAAAAATTTCTCTATTAAAACACTTGTGACTGGTTCTGATAATTTTACAGGCGCTGAGATCGAAGAGGTGTTCAAGGATGCGTTATACAAAGCATTTGACGCTGGAGAAGAAATCAACGACAGCCATGTCACGGAGGTATTAGCAGAGTTTATTCCATTCGCAGTATCTCATGAAGAAGACTTGAAGGTAATGCGCAGACAGGCGCAAGGAAAGCTAGTGATGGTAACCAGTAAAGGCGATCCTATTGCAGATGTTCAGAAAAATATGAGAAAACTCAGCATCGCTATCGGTAACGACTAAGAATAAGCAAACAATTAAACAACACAATATATGACTAACGAATATCAAGTAACTGAAACATTACAGAAATACTACGACAAAGTTTTCCAAGATGGAAAATTAGTAAATCTCCACATCGGTATGTGGGGCATGGGCTATAAGCTTACTGAGGAAGATATTAAATTAGAGAATAAATTGCCTGACACTATTGATTTGGGTAAAAAAATGCTAATTAAGACCTCGGTGTTCAAAAAGTTTAAAAATCTTGAGCAAAAGAGCCGTAAATATCTTTACACAAGCTCTTTTGCTTTCCCGATGGTAAACCTGCCGTTTGTTCCAAAGTCGCGCTATATTGAGGTGCAAACAAACCTTTATAAGTATCGTGATGAATTTATGCAAATGGTAGACGAATTTATTGAGAATTACGAAGGATACAAGCAGGAGGCAATTGAGTTTTACCAGCAACACAAGGATACTGTTAATGTGGAAGATTTAGAAAAATACTATCCTTCTGCAGCTAATGTTCGTAGTAAGTTTTATTTTGAAATAGGCTCGTTTGAAATTGCTCTACCCACAGAGTTCAAAGAGCTCAATCTTCAGGATGAAATTGACCGCGAAATAGCCGGCAACGAAGCTAAACTGAAAGCCCTAGATAACTACAAGAAAGAATACAGCAAGCAGATCAGTACACACATGGCAAAAATTAACGATTTTGTCGGTGAAGTTACATCTACTTTGCGAGCAAAGGTTGTAGAGCATTGCTCCAAGGCACTACAAAAGATAAACAAGAAAGAAGTTGTTTCTGACGCCAGCATCAAAACACTACTGAAACATATCCAAGAATTTAGGGATATGAATTTTGTAGACGACAAGGCAGTAGAGAACGAATTGGCTAAAGTTGAAAGATTGCTGGTGGGTAACCACGATTTCAGTAAAGACGAAGATGCTATTGGTTTGTTACGCACGCATCTTAACACTGTAGTCACAGAAGCAGAAAATCTTTCCGACGTAGCCAACGTTTCGGGCGAATACTTCAGAAAACTAGTATAATGAATTCAGGAGACGAGCAAAACGGATTAACAGATCCCCCATATTTTGACACTCTGACTGTACAGTTTAGAGGAGACAATTATGAAGTAGCCTTACCCTACTGTGAAGTAGCTAACGGAGATATAGTTGAGATAAACGAGAGTGCTGTAAGCATATCTGTATTAAATGATGGAAAACCTGAACTACTGAAGATGGGGTATACAGACTTTGTATCTGCCGTTGAAAAGGCCTTCGATATTAAAGAAATAATAAAATTAAATATTCAGCTAGCCAGCAGCTACGACACAATAAAAATACTATGAGTCACTCAGTAGACATCAAAACACAGTTCAAAAACACCAATAATCTATTAGAGCAGTTTAAAGCGCTCGGGTGGAAAATTGAGATGAATACAAAATGTACAACATACCCAAGCGATCCGCGCCGTGGGGAAATACACAAGTATGTAGCAAAAAACCCTAAGTCAACAGGATATGATGTAGGAGTTAACCTAGATAACGAAGGTAACGCTTATTTTGTTTGCGACTTCTTTGACCGCAGCATCGAAGAAAGCCTGGGCAAAAATCTACAAAAAGTCAAACAAGGCTATTCGCTAAGTGAAATTAAAAAGCGCTTGCGAGAAGAAGACCTGGAATATAAGGTAAGCGAACTCCCTACAGGAGAGTTGGTCGTAATTGCCGAAAAATAATATGTCTAAAAAAATAGTATTTAAAATTACTAAAGATGGCGATGTTGTAGTTGATAAAGTTGAAGGCTACGGATCGTCATGCCTTGAGGCTACCAAGTTCATAGAAAAAGCCTTGGGTAAAGCAGATGAGTCTACTCGCAGAATGACTGAGGAATACGAAGATACCGTGAGCGTTGATAATTCAGAGCGTATACGCCATTGATGAAAACAGTCATATACGTAGACAAAGATGGCAATGTCAGCGGGCTGGCTGACGATGTTATAGACAGACTAACTTCTCTAGGTAATAAGCAAGTAAATCGAGTATCTAACGTAGAGTTCGACCATACAACACAATTATGGTCAGCCACAGATCTCGAGGGAGCAGTCATAGCTACCAGTCCAATCAGGAGCGAGGTAATCAATATGGAACGAGATTACCTAAATAAAAAAATAGAAGAGAGCTTCGCGGCTTCCCTCTAAACCCACATCAACCCTTCAGGTCCGATCCCTGTTGGGTTGAACATTTTTATATATGCAAAGACTATTAATTGAAATAATGTGCTGTGACAGCAATCATGGCAGACATGCAGGAAAGGTAGTTGTAGTAGAGTTAAACTCTGATGACGAAATGTACAGAGTATTGACTCACAGTGTTAGGACTAATCCTCAAAAACACCAGAGGAAAAAAATATCCAGCAGGATAAGATTACAAACAGAGCACCAGGAAGCAGCCCTCAGTATGCATAAATCTATCCTGTGTGAGAAGCAAAAGGCAGGATTTAGGTTTTTAAAAAACGGAGAAAAGATAGCAGTACCTAACTTTAAAGATATTTTCAACCCCACTTTAAAAGCAACAAAAGCCAAGCCTAAGCTTAGAGAAGTAAAACCAGAAGAACCAGAGTATAGAAAACTATCATAACTAATATGAAAAAATCAGGAAGCAAAGCATTCGCAAGAAATTTAAAACGCCTAAAGGAAAAAGGAGCATGGGCCGTGAAACCAAACGGGCTTCCTTTATTTTTGGGGGCAATAAATAATATGCCTAAAGCGTTTTCGGCCGAGTATACAGTAAAAATTCAAACAAAAGTAAACAAATATGAAATTTCTAGCATTTAGTGACCAGCATCTAGAGAGTAAACTCTATAACATCCCTGAACTTGAGCAGGACAATCGAGAATTGTTTAAGATGGTTATAGATAAAGCTATGGAGCTTGGTGTAGACTATCTTATTAGCGTCGGTGACCTATTTGATAATAATAGACCAAATAGCGAAACAATTCGTTTTGTAAGTGAAGAACTGTCCAGGCTCAGTGCAGATGTAACACCTCTGGCTATTGCTGGTGACCATAGTAAACCAGTAAACGGTGCCACCTGGGAGCATGTGTGCGGGTTTCACAGTGTTAATAACTTCGATAGTTTTGTAGGTGTAGACTATAATGATAACCCTGCTGACGTAATTGCTCTAATTAACCATGAGCTGAATAAGCGAGCTAAAGACACTGTTAAGTGGATATTCATGCATCAGCAGGTTCCTGAGCTATGGCCTTTCTGTGAAGACAAGAAAAAGATTAGTATAAAAGATCTGGACCTGTCTAACCAGTGTGGAAGTATTGAGGGAATATTATTGGGTGACATTCATATCCGTAGGGAGATGCGCTACTTCGATAATACCTGCAATAAGGAGTTGTTTGTAGGCTATTGCGGCAGTCTTGGTGTAACAGCAGCCAACGAGACCTCTAAACCTGGTTTGTACTATTATGATGGACAAAAGCTTTCCACCGTAGAGTACACTTTACCTAGGAAGTACGTAACCATTGAGATTCATGATCATGTGGCTCCTGAGAGCGACTACCTGGTCGAGCTAAAGAAGAAATACGAGGCGTACAAGCAAGAAGCTAAACGACCTGTATTTCTGGTAAAGATATACAAAGGCTCAGAAGTGGGCAATAACCTGAATTTCCTCTATGATATTGGCTATGTACGCATGACCAAGGTTAAAGAGGACAAGGAAGGTAATGAAGAGATGGTCAACATTAGGTCAGAGCTTAAAACAATGGATAGAATTGAGGCTGTACTCAAACAGATGACATCCTCATTGGAAAACGCTGATCTTGTGTTTGACCTAGCTAGCAAGCTTCTGACAGAAGCAGATCCTAAGATGGTATTAGATAACTACAAAGCAACAATCTATGGAACCGTATAACATCGTAGCATTACACAAACTATCAACGCCATTTGTACTTACAGTAATGATACTGGCTACAGTGGCATTATTAATTCACTATAATGTAGACTAGTATGACCTATATATTAAACATATACATAAAAGACAAACGCACCAAAAGCGGCAAAAGGATAGTCGGCTCGTATGAGTACGATAGACAAGACAAAGAAAGCATGCGGAGAGAGATAAGAGAACTCTATCCTACATACAAAGCAGAAGACGGTTATACGTTTGAAATAATAGAACCAGAATAATTATGGAAAAAATAATTCTTAAAATATCTAAAGATCCTGAAACAAACGCAGCTACTCTTCATTTCAAAAGACATCATTTCGATCCTGATTTGTGTGGAGGAATACTGTATCTAGTACTGAATAGATATCTAAATCATGTGCCAGAATCAGATCAAATTGAGTTCCTGGATGCTACTTTGAAGGTATTTAAACACCTGATGAAAGATCAGCAAGGTTACACTCTTATGAAACTCGATCAAAATGATTAAAATCTAACATTTGAGTAAACTAGAGAATAATATGTCTGATTTTATCAAATTATTAGAAAAAAATCACAGAAAAGCCATCAGATCAATCAAGCACATGATTGACGTTGAGACTCAAGAGTATCCTGAATATAAAGCAGCCGCAACGCTGTGCAGGTTTATTTATGATAGCGAAGATAGATATGCCATGATAGCAGAACATGATAGGTTTAAATATTTTTACGAAAACGCACACGACTTTGAAATTCTGTGCAACAATATATATCACTCATTGACTGATGATGGTGATATTGCATTTGTGCAGATAAACAATCATTGTCCAATTATCGTGTTTCAATCTCGATGGGAGATTAAGATTGATGATTTCATATCAAAAAGTGAAAAGGCATTGTATGAAAGATTAAATGCATTTAAAAAAGAAAGAGGAATGCTTCCTCTTCACGAGAATGAGATGGTGATTTTTAATAATGCTTATGAGTATATCGAAGCAGTTAAACAATACCGTATAGATTCAGAAATTCAGATTACCAGATTTGAAGAATGGAAAAGATTGTTAGCAGATAGACCGCAAGCTAATCTAGATGAAGTTGACTTCGCAACACCACATTTAAAAGAAGAATGAAAATCGATAAATCTATATTAAAAAGCATCTATCCAAATCACGGTAGACTATCAGTTAAACTAATTGAAAATCTAGGTATTGAAATTATATCCTTTAATGAGTATCGCATCACCAACGCTGATGCTTTTATCAAAAACTTTTGGAGTAAACTTAGTGAAGAGCAAAAAGTCAGTTTGTTTTTGACTCAGCTGGTCGAATATGACGAGAGCATCGATGAACTTAAGAACAGCTTAAGAACAATAGAAGACAGATTAGATAGTCTAAAAATTACGTATTAGTATGAATACACCTACACTAGAAGAGAAGGTAGCTCAATACGAGCAGTTTCTGCACAACATCAATATGATGACAATTTCCGGGAACGGCCCCGGTATTCGAGCATTATTGAATAATGCAGACAGTTGGAGCTACGCTCACCGCGTTGGTAACGGTGAGCTTACTGAAGAACAACAACAAGAAATTATTAATCGTAACTTCTGGAACCTGAATAACCTATGATGAACGAAGATGAACTGGAATTTTTAAGACTCATTAAAGAACGAGACGCAGCACAGAGTGAAGTGAAGCGCTTAAAAGCAAGAATAGAGATACAAGAAGGCATCTCAAATGATCTGCTCACGCAGCGTGGAGAATTGCTAGCTGAGCTGAATGTATTGAAGGATCATATTCCTGACGTCACGAAAATGATCAAACCAGAGCCATCTAGACTAGAGATTGCAGCCATGTTCAAATCAGCATGGTTCGCAAACTCAGACTACCGATCAGAAGATGTTTGTGATGATGGTTGGTGGATCGAGCAGGCAGATAAACTCATAGAAGCAAATAAAAAATGACAGACGAACAGATTAATGTGGCAATTGCCAACGCGACAAATTGCGCTGGTCACGGTAATTACACCCAGGATCTCAACGCTATGCATGAGGCAGAAAAGACACTAACTCAGGATCAGAGTGAAATCTTTTATCCTAGGTGGCTTGGTGGGTTTATGAGTAGAACGGGACCAATTTATGCAACAGCTCGTCAGCGAGCACAAGCTTTTCTTCGCACAATAGGCAAATGGGAAGGAGATTAAAAACTAAAAATGATATGAGCATTCAAGTATATGCAGAACAAAAATGGGGGTTTCGCTTCACCAAGATTAAGATCTCTTATGTGATAGAAGGGGTTCAAAATACTCTAGTTTTGGAGAATGATGATGCTCAACATTTGTTTGAGGTGTTAACTGGCAGGCAAGATGTTATCTTTGTTAATAAGAACGATGATACACCGCGTTATTCTTATACAGAAGTAGTATATGCATCAAAGTATAAAATTGAACCAAAATAATATGAGATTTTTAAACATTGGCGAAACAATAAAAAAGACCGACGAAGTAAACATTCAGCTATCTTATCTTCCACCAATTTGGGAAAAGGTTACTTGTTTTGTTGGATGGGAAGTGACCGAAGACACATATGGAAAATACAGGAGATAATATGGGACACTCAAACTACAAACTATCAGACGAACAAAAGAAAGAATTGAATATAATTGCTGAATCGATGATTCATGTAATTGAATCTAAGCTGAGCGATGATATTGGCGGAATTCTAGATCCTTATAATGGCCGTGAAGCAGACCTCAATAAACTTACTGCTATGATATGGTATATTGGAGATCAAATAGCTTCTTATTAATATGGAGCGTAATCTTATGAGTGAATTAAAAGAAGGTATTGATGCTTTGGCTGAAGATAGATATATGACGAGAGATCAACTTCTCAAAGATTATGCTGCCATCATCGACAAGCAGCGAGAAGATATTAAAAATTGGGAAAAATGCGCAGAAGCTCTAGTGGATTACGCTCATGAATTTGTGCATCAATTATCCTTATGGGGTAAAGGATACGATAGAAATGATAGGCAGATCAAGCACGCAGAAGATGCTATTGAAGAATACCTGAAACTTAAAAATAAAAACACACAGTAATTATGCCTAATACAACAGTAAAAGACTTCGTAAATCAAATCGAAAGCCTCCTAAGTAATATTCTAGAAGCACATGATTATGCTATAGAGAAAATGCAGGATGAACTAGATGAAAAGACAGACCTGCTAGAGAAAATGCAGGAAGAGCTAGATCAAAAGACAGACCTACTAGATAAGTATGTCTCTGAAAACGAGAATGACGATGTATGAAAACACTAATACCTGAGCCTGGAAGTAAAGTAAGGTTTAAGGGTGTAGACCTCTTTTGGTATGTGGAAGCTAGCAAAGCAGCCGGTAAGCTGTTGAAGCCTGGCGAGGAATATACCGTAGCCTATACAAGCAGTGCGTCTAGTTGGACAGCAGTAGTTTTAAAAGAATTCCCAGCATATAAGTTTTGCTTAAGCTGGTTTGAAATACCCGAGACAATGGAACCGAACGACAAATTCAAAGTAAAAGTCATTAGAGAGCAGGTCAGCAAAAATCAGGCTGCTAGCGACAAATTATATAATGAACTCGCAGAGAGCCTGGGTTTAGAAGAAGATGACCAGGAGGCGCACGACTATCTTCACGAGGCTATATTTAACTGCACTACTGATGAAGAATTCAATTACGCTATGAACTGGTTCGATATTAAGATCAAAGAAACCAAACAGCGTAAATTGGAAAA